TCTAATGCTTCTGTTTGTAATGACCAAGGTTTTTTTCCCTCTGTAAACCATCTAGCACCACTAACAGCAAGGTGTGTACATGGTGGGTGTGCGATCATTAAATCCCAATTTTTGTCTAAATGTTTTAAAATATCATCTTGTATATGATTTCCTGGACTTTCAGTTTCTAATATATCACAACTCCAAGCATCATGACCTTTTTTTTTGAAAGCATCTCTCACAATTCCTGAATATTCACAAGCTATTAATACTCTCATTTACCTTGACCTCGGTATTTTTTAAAACTACGTCTGCGGTTTTTGTTCATTGAGCTAGTGTTAGGGCGTCTCCCAATAGACGTACCTTTGTAAGTTTTCTCATAGACAACTACTTGTCCATATACATTACCTTTTTTCTTTGCCATTTATCTCTGTAACATCTTCTGCTTTAGCTTCAATAATTAATGGCAATGGTTCTGTTGTAGATGTTGTATGCACTTTATC